GCTCTTTGTTTTGCAACGTCAATAGATTCTTTTGCCATCTCTTGGAATCCAAGCTGGGCAACTTTATAGCTCTGTTGAGCTACACCCATTAACGCTTTTTCTACAGCATTGTCTTGTTTAATTAGACCTACTGGAGCGTTGTACTGGGTACGCTTTTGCTTTATTACCTTTATACCTCTAGCCATTATCCTAACTTTGTTGTCTGAGTTGTTGCTTTTGGTTTGTTAAGACCTAGATATCCGTCACGCTTATATTGTAGATAACCACCTACACCATAACCTATGGCTTGCATAGTTGCTAAACTTTCTCTAGCTCGACCTGACCTTCGTATAGCTTCTGCCTGACGTTCCATCTTGTCATCTTGGAATAATGCTTGGCGAGTAGCTGTCTTTACATCCTCACCAATAATTTGATTTTGTTTCTCAAAGAAAGCAGACAAACTTCTATCAGTAGGGTCACGCTCTGCCAAACCGAAAAGCATTGCTTCATTTATATTAGTATCGGCATCATACTCAGCCAGCATATTATTTGTAGTTTGCAAAGCTCTTATTCTATTTGTTATTCTTTCTTCTTCTATCTCTGCCGCTTGTGCTTCAGCTTGTTCTCTTGCGGCTCGACCAGCTTGCATTGCTGACATTACACTTATGGCTGTACCTATTGCACTTAAAACTTGAAAAAACATTAGAATGCTACCTCCGCTACTATTGAATTTATTTGTAATGACAATGGTGCGTTCTGGCTAATAGTTATTTGTGGGTCTTTACCAAACCCTAATAACCTAAATTCTTTTTTGCCAGTAACAGCTTGTCTTGGTTGACTCATGTCATCAGTCACTTGTCGTATTATAAGATTCTTATTATTTACTGATACAGCTAATGTATTATTTAAATCAACAACAACACGCTGTATAGTTCTTGGTTCGCCAGTAAGTGGTCCATCTCCTACAGTTGCATCAACTGGGTTTGTCTTCAAAGTAACATCAAACTTCAATCCTATCTCAGCAGATGATAATGCTGAGTCTACTGCCGAAACATCCACATTGCCACCAGACACAGTAAATTGCCCAAGATAAAAAGTACCATTGATAACATCAACCACAGCTCCATTGGCGAAATCTGAACTGACGCTGAAGACCCCATTAGAACCAGAATAAGTTTTAGCCAAATCAGTATTAAAAGAGTTGCTAAACTCGCAAAGAAAGTATTTGTTAGTGCCGTCACCTTTATCGAATTTAACAACTGCATAAACACGAGTATCAATTACACAGACTGAATGAAACGAACCTTGACTTGTAAATTGTGTCCATCCAGCTCTTTGCTCCGCTCTATTAGAATTAAATACAGCTATACTACCATCGGCATCTACTATAAATAAATAGTTTTCTGCACGACCTATAGCACCAGAAAGCATCGACATTTGTATTGGTGTATTTATTAAATGACTAGATAGAGTAGATATAGCCGTACCAGTATACCCACCAACATCTCTATTAAAGATAAACTCTCGCACCATCGACCCAGAAGAATCAACAAAAATAGTAGCACCATCATATATATATGGTCTGTTAAAAGAAGAGCCAAAAGATGTTTGTCTTTCTATTGAAGCATTAGTTGGAGTTGTAGGTTGTCCTTCTAACGCTGGCACTATGAACTCATCTGTTGATGTAAACACATGCAAGTCTTTGTTCGATATAATGTGGCGAATGGTGTTAATGTCGCCTGTACTTGCTGTAATATCTATAGAGTCATTATCTTCAGCATCACCCACTTCAAAGTTAAAATAGGTTGCTGTCTTGCTTCCCCATAAACCATCAGGCTGTCCAACTGTGCCGCCAAACCATAATCTATTTTGGTGAAAAGCAATAGCTGAAGGATATCCCCTTAGTTCAGAGTAAGACTGTTCTGCCCATTGTGTGTTTGGTGAATGTGTTTCTATTGTAGGAGTACCACCCCCAGCTGTTGCACTTGTTGCATTTGCACCAGCAGTAAATGTAAATTTATTTTCATCAATAACTTCTGCAACAGTTCTTGAACCATTCAGATTAGAGTTTGCTATACCCCCAACCGCTGATGCATTAGCTATTACAAAAGCATCACCAGCAGAAAATCCATGATTTGCCATAGATACTTCTACTGTTCCAAATCCTTCACTTGTTCTAAATGCATCAACTATTAATCTTTTTTTGAGTGTACCAAAAACTGTGCCAGTAGCTTGTGTTGCTGACTGAACAGAAGTAACTCTAATTTCTGAGTTATTGTATCGTAGGTTTATTCCAACATGTTTTGAGTCAGGATAATTACCACCTTGCTGTGAACCAGTAGTATCCCAATATGCAGAACTTGTTGTTAGAGTGACACCACTGCCACTTGTTGCACTTGGGTCAAGAGTAACACCTGGAGCTTGAAAAGAAAAGTATGGTTGAAATATAAGAGTGTTTGCTGAGTTCTGGTCAAAGTTAAATGTTTCTACAGTAAATGATGTAAGACCAGTTCGCAGTAACTTTCGTATCATAAATGTTTGGTGAGCAATAAACATTGTATCACCTGACTGTGTATATGTTAGCTCATGCAAATTTAAATTAGTTATAGGCAATGTATTACCGCCAGTATCTTGTGTTACAGTTGTCGCAAGAGTAACATTAAAAGATGTATCAACTCTAAATACTCTTATCTTTTGATGCTCTAAAGAAATTATATATCGCTCGTCATCAGAGAATATAAATGGAACAAGTCTATGTTGCTGGGTTTTCGATGTATCTACTGTAGTATCGAACTCATATATATTACTAAGACCAGCTCTTTTTATAACACCACCCTCTGCTCTGATAAAAAAGTTTTCTACTTTCTGTGCAGAGTTTGCATACACCTGACTATCTGTGCGTGATATTAAAGAAGGACTTATCTCACCAAACTGTAAGTTAGTTATGGGAACTCTGAGTTTTCTCATTAAGTTCTCCTATTAGCAAGGAATCTACTGGTAATAAGTTTTCTAGTTGTTTGTTGCTGTGCATCTACACTTCTGGCTTTGAGCATTGACTGGTCTGCCATTGTTGCCATCATTGTAGCCAGAGAAGCATCCCTAGCAATAGATGTAGAAAATATCTGTGCTAATGCATAGGATACAGCCAGCACAAAATAGCTGGGAAAATTTTCTTCTGTTTGTCTAAAAGTAAAGTCTGCAACCACAGTATCTGTAGACGATGTATCTGCATAAACCATAGTACCATATGTTTGATATTCTATTGGATTATCATTTACTGTAAGAGCATGAACTATTAAAGTATCTGCTGGTAGCTGATATGCAAAATCATATCGTGCTGTAGGTGCATCTGTCAGTCTATTTAGTTCTGCTTGATTAGTTGAAAACCTCCATCGAGCATTACATAAAGATGACCGGATAACATCTTCATAAACATTAGAAGCTACAAGAGCTTCCGTTGACCCATCGTCAAATGAAGTCATTGGTTCTGCACCGATAAGTATTAAACCTCTATTACATATATCGACTGCTGAGTCTGCTTTTGTACTTGTTACTGCCATATTAGAGTAGGGGGATTGCTCCCCCTATCCTTAATCGCCATCAGTTTCAGCAACTGCTGTACCATCAGATACATCAACTGCTGTGCCATTATTTGAAAGCACTGTGCAGAAATGTGTGGTCGGTGTGTTCGTATCCATCACAATAATTAAGTCACGCACATTCAACATATTGGCGGCACTGTTGAAATAGTTAGCACTATTAACTGTAGCAATACTGTCTGTGGTTTGATAAATCCACAAGTTTACACCAGTAGCTCCAGCCATCCTGTGCAATCCACTAGATGCATAAGCCATTAGTACCCCCTATGTGTTATTATCTAAGACTTCATAGATACCATTGTCATCAATAACAACAGCACCCATTGACATCATAGATGTTGCAAGATGCGATGCTTTCTCAGGGATATAGTTTATCTCTGTAGAAACATCAGAGTTGACGCCTAAACCAATAGCAGAAGTATGATAAGCCATATTCTTACCAGCAGTAATTGCTGATGTAGAGAATATGTTGAAGCCTAGAAACTGCTTCATTGTCATACCTCCAGCAAATGGAAGGTTCTGCTCACCAACAAAGTCAGATGATGCAAACTCATTTATAAGAAATAAATCTGCAAATCCCTTTGGATGCATAGCAAGATACCTACCACCATCTTCTGGAATGTTGGCTGACCCAAAAGTTTCAAACAATGTCAACAAGTCTGCCTTTTCAACAGCACCACTTGTGTCATGTATTTGAGTTGAGTTTGCACCAGCATCCATAGCTGTGTATAGGATTTCGTCAGTTTTTCGACCAAGAGCCGCCGCCGCACTTTGTGCAACTGCTTGTCTTTCGTCGATATTAGTTTTTAGTTCATCTAGTTTGTCGATATATTCGGCGGCATAGAAGTCACTCATTGTTGCTTCCACATTTGTGTGTGCAAGTTCCATTGGTGTAACCATACCATTTCTCGACTTTGTAGATGCACTACCAGTTCCAATCTTCTGGAAACGTACTACGTTACCAGCAACATTGCCAACAGTTCGTACAGTGTTTCGTAGTTTAGAACCCATACGCTGATAAGCCATGTGAACATCAGATTCGAACTGCTTGATAAAGGCTGTATCAATAGTATTAGCCATTTAAGCACCTCATAAGTTAAGTTTCAGTTACCGCTTCTGATTATCCTATGCATTTTTCAACGAAGTTATCCAGTATGGGCTTCTCTTAATGCAATACGGGTCTTTCACTTAATATATTATTAGACTGAAATTTATGTGAATTGCAATAGAAAACTCGTATAAACTCATATTCATTGATATAATATGACTGTTCTTCAGACTCAAACCCCATCCATTCTAGCCACATAAGGTTTGTTAAATGGTCAAAAGGTACAAAATTTTCTACCATTTCATAGTCTTTTACAAGAAAAGCTAAGACTATTTCAGAGTATTTAAACAAACTTAATTGTATTTTATAAATGTCATCTGTACCGAGAAACCATATCCGACCAAATCTAAAATACTTATCTAGAGGTGTAACTCCACACATAGCAATAGGTTTATCTTTATGAGTAATAGTAAAACCAGATGCACCCTTTTCTACAAACGGAACGAGTAGAGCAGTTCGAGGTGTAACACCAACCATACCACACTCACGAACATCATGCAGTCGCATTGTCTTTGCAATAACATCAACATCAGAAGGAACACACTTTCTCAACGTAAAGTGACCTTTCTGAATAAGTGTCATCTGTTATAAAGCTTTTGGAAACCCTCATCTACTTGTCGTACAAAGTTTGGGTCACGCTTAGATACATTCCAATATCTTGGGTCTTGCATCATTTCTCGTAAATTTTCTTCACCTAGTTGACCAGTAGGACTTGTTTCTCCTATCGGTGCTGACTGCTTTAGTGCTTGCATTACTGTTTCCATTGCTTTTACACCTTCCGCAGTTGCACATAAAGATGCAATCTCTGCATGTTGTTCTTTATTAAAAAACTTTTGACTCCATAGTTCAACAGCTTGTATTCTTTCTTTTGCATTATCACCTAGTGCTTTTTCTTCTGCTTGTGGGTCAGTCATGCCAATGTTCATTGCTTTCTTGTACATCTCGATACCTTCAGCAAACTCTTCTTGACTATAACCATTTTCAAATGATTGTTCAGCCCACCACTCTAGTATTTCATTACTCTTAGCCAACTCTTCATCTATACCTTCTGGTAATATATAATCACCTTTCTTCTCAGGTCTGTCAGCATATGCTTCTTCCTCGAGCTTCTTCATCATCTCGTTTTTAATATCTTCTTCTTTCTGACTTATCTTGCTCTCTAGTTGTGAGTAAGAGTTAGCCATGTCTTCTGCTGACTTAAATTTTTCTGGCAACCATTCTGGGCGTTCCCCCATAGAATCTATAGGCTGTTCTTCCGTTGCTGGCGCTGGCTCACTTGTAGGGGTTGTAGGGGTTGTAGGGGTATTATTAGATTCTACTTGTTCTGATACTGTTGGTTGTGTTTGTTCTTCACTCATTGTCTTACCTTATGTCCATGTTGAATACGTCTTTCAATTAAGCCAACAATATATCGTTGACCTTCAGCGTGTCGAAGAGCATCATTAGTTACAGCCGAACCATGTACTGCTTCTATAGTTACACTTCTTAAATACTTCAAAACCTCTGCACCAGCTGGTGATGAAAACAGAGAAACAAAATTTAAAGATATTTGCTGTTCATCTTCTGTTCCTCTAGGGAATCCATCAAGATGACTTATTGAACCCATAGGTTTAGTTTGCTTGTTCATTTGGTATTCCTTCTTGCATTTGTGGTTGTTGCATTGGCTGTTGCATTGTTTGTTGTGCCATTTGTTGTGCCATCTCTACTAGCTGTTTTCTCTCAGCTATATCTCTTATAAGAACATCTGGTACACCAAACTTCTTGGCAAGGTGTGCCGCCGTTTCTTCAGCATTGATAAGTAAGTTTGTTATCTCTGGACCAAACCTTGCTTGTATAAGTTCTAACCATCTTGCTATTGCTGTTATATCAGCATTAGATTGTGATTGTGCTAATGGAGATACTGACCGAACTTTTACTTGTCTTCCGTTGAGAGTGGGTAGCTCAATACGACCTTGCTTCTTCAATATATAAACAACACGCTGTAATACTGGCTGTACCATCTCTGCTTGTAACCGACCAAAAGCAGAACCTATTCTTCTTGATAAGTCTGCCATACGCTCTGCTATCTCTGTTGCACTAGCTGGTGTTCGATCTGGATTGCCAAGCATATCATTATACAAAGCTTTCTTAATATTGTTTCTCATATCAGAAAGAATAAAGTTTCCAAAGTCCATAGAACCAGCTTGGCGTATAGGTTGTAATCCCATCGAGTTTGGTGCTTTAGGTATTACAGTTCCAGGCACTAGATTAATTGTATCTGGGTTTATAACACCATCATCATCCATCTGATATATACCAGCAATAGACATTGCCGCATTCTCTAAAATATACTGAACAGTAAGATTAGTTGTTTTGATTGCGCTCAATGCATTCATAAGTGGACCTCGACCATACACCTCTCCACTACACTTGCTCCAGCGAAAACATATATAAGGGTTAGCACCATTACCAGATAAGTCTTCTGTCTTTAGCACCTTCTTATGTGCAGTTTCAATAATCACACAAAAGAATGCATCTTCATTTGGTTTGTTATAATTCTTACAGACCACCTCAAGAACTTTTGTTTTAACATCAGGATTAGATTGCATTGCATTTGCTAGCTCACCATCAAAGACTGCATCAGGAAAAAGAATAGGAAGCTCAGAATATCTTACACTTCTTTCTCTATACACATGGTCAATCTTATCATCTGGACCAACATCTAATACAACATGTGGTAAAGGTATTGCAGAAAAACTAACTGGATTAATAGCATCGCCTTCAGAAACATGAAGGATGCCAGTACCAATAGCCAAGTCCATAAAGGATTCATGCACTTCTTGGGAGAAGTTTGAGTTCTGAAGTATCTCGAAAACATATTCTGTAACTTCATCTAGCTCATTGTTTATTTCATCTCGTTCTTCTTTGGGTACTTCTGACCCAGCAGTAAAATCAGCCCAACGAGCAAAGTTGGGGACAAGCCCTTGCTGGAGTCTTGATGCAAACTCTTGTACTCCAACGACAGCAGTTTCATCAAATATCTTTTCATCTTTACGTTCACCTACTGTTTTACTCTTAAATGTTTCACGCATTGGCATTGCAAACTCATAGCAATCATCAAACGTATCTTCAAAGGACTGCCGTATTGTTTTAGCTTTCTCAAACTTCGTCATGTAAAATTCGGCAAGCTTCTCTTCAGACTGCGGCATTCCTATCATCATGTTCTGTATGTCCGTAACCCACTTTGATTTGTTTGTCTACCTCTTGAAAGATAGCCACTACCACCCATGCTACTTGTAAATAAAGAACCTCTACCAACTTTTCGTCTGTAGACAATACCACCATCATCATAAAAAGCAGATGTCTTCACAGGGGTTGTACTTTCAGCTTGTTTATCCAGAGCTTCTTGACTACGTTTAATTTTCTTTTCTTGCTCTTCTTGTTCTGCTTGTCTTTTTTCTTCCCTTACCTCTTGTCGAGGTTGTGGGGGAGCAGATGAGCCGCCACCAAAACACATATGAACCTCCTATAGTCTATTCCAAAAGCTAGTACCATTTCTAGTAATACTAGGTCTTTTAAATAAATCAAAGCTTTTTCTTGCGTTGAATGCCTTGACTGGCTTCTGACCAGCCATCAAACTTCGACCTTCTCCAGCACCCAGCATCAAATATTGAAGGGCATCATGCACATGTGAGTACATATTTTTCTCAGGTTTATCTTCATATCTTTCACCTGACACTTGCATTCTTCTATAACAATAGCCACCTTGAAAACCTTTTATAAGTTGTTGGCATCTTGTATCAATCATAAAGGCTGGCTTACCATCTGCCATCTTAGTAAGTTGTGAAGAAACAGATTCAAGCCGTAGGTCTACACTATTGCTAGGAGCTGGCACAGCTTTGAGTCCAGCACCTCTCATTATTTGGAATGGTGTATTCTCATCTGTCTGCGCTCTAAAGTCACCAGCTGGGTCGCCATAGATATAGACATCAAGACTATTAAATCGTGTTGCTATCTCTTGACGTAATAGTTCTGAAAACCGAACAATACCCATATCAACTGCTACAATTTCTGATTGTATCAACCATCTACCTCGAACCTTTTGACCAAAGACAGCAGAAGGAGTCAGACCAAAATCAACTCCAATGTACAATGGAACACCTACAGCTACAGGTATTTCTTCTAAAGCAACATGTGTTTGAGCAACAAAGTCAGGATAGACTGGCTTACCTTCCTGAATCAGTCCAAGCCTATTCATTACATAAACATCTATCCAACTCTTTGTCTTACCTCTTATTAGATTTGGATAATATGTTCCTAAAATATTTCTTCGGTTCTCTGCGTCTTTGTTTAGAGAATAAGAAACAATTTCTTTCTGGTCATTCTTTTCTTCAAGCATAGCTGGTGGCTGTACAAAAAATTTCCAGTTGTCAGGTTTGACCAGCATGGTTGCTTGCTCTCGAGGTATGTGGTCAGGTATAGGAACTTCACCAGACATGATAGCCCACCAATGGTCTTCCTCTGGTGCGTTAGTATCACAGATGACACCAGACCAGCTAGCACCACCATCTCTTACACTTGGGTATCTACCAACACGCATAGTACACGCATCAACTATACTCTTTGGTATCTCCCTTGCTTCGTTAATCCATATCCCAGTAAGCTCTAATGACAATAACTTCTTTACATCTTCTGGTCTATCTAACGCTAAAAAAATTACTTCGAGGTCTAAGTCATTCACTCT